CGAGAAGTAATTAAAAAAGAGGGATGTTCTGAAAACTATCAGTATGGATCTAAACAAACAGCTTCAATGACGAGCTACTTACAGATACAGAAGCAGTACGGAGTCATTATTAAATATCTTACAGAGTTAATTCCTAACAGCTCAAAGAAGGGTGTAGAACATAACTCTGATGAGTTGCTCGATTTCTTAAAAAATAATTGACAGAACTAGAGCAATACTTCGGAGCTATACTGGATGGAAAGATAGTTGCCTGTGACAAAATGAAAAGAATGAGCGAGGTATTAATCGAGCGATACTTGGCACCAGACGAATTTCATTTTGATTATGATATTGCAAAAAGGCATACAGATTTTATTGAAAAGTTCTGTAAATTACCATCTGGAGACATTGGAGAGCCTTTAAAACTGGAACTATTCCAGAAGGCAAGACTGCAAGCCTTGTTTGGGTTTGTAGATGATAACAATTTAAGACAGTATAACGAATGCTTGATCATTGAAGGCAGAAAGAACGGAAAAACAACCGAGACTGCTGCTGTGGAAATAGACTTACTTATCAATGATAAGGAAGGAGCTCCACAGATATACAATCTGGCTACAATGCTAGACCAAGCAAAACTAGGATTTAATGCAGCTCATAAAATGATTATGCAGAATCCTACTCTTTCAAAGTGGATAAGAAAGAGGGCAGCAGATTTATACTGCAATATAAATTATGGTTTTATTAAGGCATTAGCCAGTAATTCTAACAGCCTTGATGGACTTGATGTTCATGGAGCTGTTATTGATGAATTGGCAGCCATTAAAGACAGAGATATATACGATTTGATTAAACAGGCAATGGGAGCAAGAAAACAACCATTGCTTTTTTGTATTACAACAAATGGATTTGTCAGAGATTCGATATTCGATGCTCAATATGAATATGCAAGCCATGTAATAGATGGAAGTATAAAAAATGAAAGATTTCTGCCATTTATATATGAGCTTGATGATTTATCAGAGTGGGATAACGAGGACTGCTGGATAAAAGCAAATCCGGGATTAGGAACTGTCAAAAGTAAGGATTATTTAAGGCAGATGGTAGAAAAAGCTAAAGGAGATGCATCTTTTAAGCCTACAGTCCTAGTCAAAGATTTTAACATGAAGCAGAATCCTGTTTCTGCATGGCTTTCTTATGAAAGCATAATAAACGAGCAGAGCTATGATATGAGAGATATTAGCAGTTCGTATGCAATAGGAGGGTGTGACCTATCTGCAACTACTGACTTAACGTGTGCAACGCTTCTCATAAGAAAGCCTAATGATGAGAAGATATATGTTTTACAGCATTACTTCTTACCACAGAGCAAGATTGACAAAATAGATCAGACACAAAGCAAAGAAGCACCTTATAAGTTATGGGCCGAGCAAGGATGGCTAACTATTAACGAAGGCGCGCAGGTTGATTATAGCAAAGTAACAGAGTGGTTTGTTGATATGGTTAATTCATATGACATAAGGCCATTATGGATATGCTATGACAGAGCTCTTTCTGGTTATTGGGTGCCAGAGATGGAGTCTTACGGATTCGATATGGAAAAAACAGCGCAGGGCCCTTTTACTTGGTCTCAACCAATGAAAGAACTGGGCGCAGCATTAGATATGCATAAGGTTGTATATAATAACAATCCGATTTTGAGATGGTGTTTAGCAAATACTGCAGTAAAGGCACTAAACAAAGATGGTATTGAAACAATACAGCCAGTAAAAATACAACAACACAGAAGAATAGATGGAATGGTATCTCTTTTGAATGCTTGGGTTGGTTACGTTAAGCATTTTGATGAGTATATTCCTTATTTGAGGTAAAAAAATGGGGTTTTTAGATTTTTTTAGACCATTGAGAATGAGTTCAGTTCAGAAATGGTCGGAACTAGGAACATACAGAGCAACATTTTCTGTATTTAGTGGGGAGTTATACAATTCGGCAGTTGTTAGATCATGTATAAGACCTTTGGCAGAGTTCTCAAGTAAAGCTACTGCAAAATGTTCTGATGCAAGGCTTGAGAGGTTATTAAATAACAGACCGAATTTATACATGAATGGAAGAGATTTTATTTACAAAGTTAGAACACTAACAGAAATAAATAACACTTGCTTTATTTATATTCAGAGAGACGATAAAGCAAAAGCAATAGGATTTTATCCTGTGCCTTATTCATATTTTGAAGCAGTTGAGTACATGAATGGATTGTTTATCCAGTTCCACTTTAACGGAAATGCAACAAGGGTAATGACATTACCTTGGGAAGATTTGGCTGTTATTCGTAAAGACTATAACAAGTCGGATTTATCTGGGGATGATAACACAGCAATAGTTAATACTCTTGAACTTCTGCATACAACAAATGAGGGCATGGCCAATGCCATTAAATCAACTGCTAATTTAAGAGGTATTTTGAAATCTACAAAAGCAATGCTGGCACCAGAGGCCATTAAACAGCAGAAAAATGATTTTGTCAGAGACTATCTTAATCTTGAAAACGAAGGTGGTATAGCCTCATTAGATGCCACACAGGAATTTACACCTATAACAATGGCTCCTTTAACTGCAACATATGACCAGATGAAGGAAATCAGAGAAAACATTTACAGATATTTTGGTGTAAATGATGACATTGTGATGTCAAACATGGATTCAAATAAAATTGAAGCATTCTACGAGCTTAAAATCGAGCCTTTCTTGGTGCAGTTATCTACAGAGCTTACAAGCAAAGTATTTGCAGGCAAAGCATTAGCATATGAGCAGAATTATATTGTATTTGAGGCTAATAAATTACAGTTTGCTTCGTTAGATAAAAAAATATCTATGTTTAAGGAAGTAGTTCTTTATGGAGGCATGACAATAAACGAATGGAGAGCAGGATGTAATATGGCTCCACTTGAAAATGGAGACACACCTATTATGAGATTAGATGCTGCTCCAGTAGATGATCCAAAAGGAGAAGATACAGATGATAACGAAGAATAGAGAATACAGAAATCTACAGATTGAAAAAAGACAGTCGGAAGAAAAAGAAAAAGATTATTTAGTAAGGGGTTACGCGTCAACATTTGAGCCTTATGTATTATTTACAGACGAAGATGGTGTTGATTATTCAGAACAGATTGACCCAACAGCATTTGATGAGGCTGATTTGTCAGATGTCATTTTCTTATATAACCATGATGGAATGGTTTATGCAAGACAGAAGAATGGCACATTAAAAATAAGCACAGACAAACATGGTTTGTTGACAGAGACTGATTTATCCAGTACACAGGCGAGTCGTGATTTGTATGATGCCATAGATAGTGGTCTTATCGACCAGATGTCTTTTGCATTCACAGTTGCAGAGGACGAATATGACCGAAAGACACACACAAGAATTATTCACAGAATTGGCAAGGTTTACGATGTATCTGCAGTAAGTATTCCTGCTAATCCCACAACAGACATTGCTACAGTTAGTGCTCGTGACTACTTCAACGGAGTGATTGAAGCAGAGAAAACGGAGAGATTGGAGCGAGAGAAACAGCTAGCATTGGCAAAAGCGAAATTTAATTTTTGAGAGGTAAAAACATGGATTTAAATGAAATGAATCTTACTGATGTAGTTGAAAGACTTGCACAGCTTGATACAGAAGTCAGAGAAATGACAGAAATCGAAGCAGTTGAGAAGGCTACAGAAGAAAAGAAAGCACTCCTTGAGAGAAAAGCAGAGCTTGAAAACCTTGAGGAAAGAAAGGCACAGGCTGAAGCCTTAACAAATAACGAAGTTCAGCCAGACAAAATAATTGAAACAGTAAAACCAGTAGAGGAGAGAAAAACAATGAGCAACATGGAAGTAAGAAATTCAGCAGAGTATGTTAATGCATACGCTAACTACATTAAGAGCAACAATGACACAGAGTGTAGATCACTTTTAACAGAAAATGTATCTGGTACAATTCCAGTTCCTACAGTAGTACTTGATATTGTAAAGACAGCATGGGATAAAGAAGGCATTATGAGCCTTGTTAAGAAGTCTTACATTGCTGGTAACTTAAAGGTTGGATTTGAGAGAAGCGCATCTGCAGCAGCAATCCACACAGAAGGAAGTGCAGCAGTAGCAGAAGAAGAACTTGTACTTGGTACAGTTTCTCTTATCCCAGTTTCAATCAAGAAGTGGATTTCTATTTCTGATGAAGCTATGGATTTAAGAGGAGAAGCATTCCTTCAGTACATCTAT